TTCTTTGTCCTCATAGGTCCTTTATCTTCTTCAAGTCAGCGGCACTCAGTTGTGGTATCAAAACATGTATCTTCACATAAAGGTTACCTCGTATGCCTATGGTTTTGTGTACGGGCATTCCCTGTCCCTTTACCTGTAGTATGGTGTTGGGTTGTGTGCCTGATGGTACCTTCACTTTAATTATTTTATCTTCCAGTGTCTTTAGATTGAATTCATAGCCACGCACCGCTTGGAAACAGTCTATGGTCTTGTCTGTGTATAGGTCATTGCCCTTGCGTGTGTAACCATCGGAATCCAACACACTCATAACGACCATGAGATCCCCACGTGGTAGGTTCTTTATAGAATCATCACCCATGCCCGCGTATTTGAATGTCACCCCGTGTTGCACGCCTGCGGGAATGTTCACAGTTGCGAACTCATCCCTGCCACTGGGAAGTTTGTAGTTGATGGTCTTCTCGCTCTTGGTCATGGCTTCCTTGATGCTTATCGCCATCCTCACTTGTACGTTTCTGTTGCCCCTGGTCTGTGCCCTGTTCTGCCTGAATATCCTCTCACCACCAGGCCCTCTGGTGAAGTTGAAACTGGTGTTGAAGTCCATGTCACCACCCTGGAAACCCGAGAAGAAATCACCGAATATGTCCTCGTTGAAGAACGGGTGCTGTCCGCCTCCCGTGTTGGCGTTGCCGAACTTACGCATGGTGTCGTAGTCGTGTCGCTTCTGTGAGTTCTTGAGTGTGTCGTGTGCTTCGCTGATCTCCTGGAACCGGTCCTTGTCACCACCCCTGTCTGGGTGATGTTTCTTGGCCAGGTCCTTGAATGCTTTTGTGATCTCCGCACTGGTGCTTTGTTCATTCACACCTAGTATGTCATAATAATTTTTCATTTACTATATTGTATAACAGATTTACTTTTTGTCAATAAAACGAGGATTCAATGTCATGCCCCATATTACCATGCTGATCCTTTCCTGTTCGGATGGCGATACCGCCCTATGCCTGTGCAACACAGGAAACACCACTGCCTGGCCCTGTCTCAGTCTAATATCCTTGTCTTGTAATTCAATAAAACCTCCCGGAGCAGTCTGCAGTTCACAGCACATTGTCAGATGTCTCACGTGGGTACGTGGATTAACGAAGCCATCTTCGTGCCATTCATAAAATTCACCCGGCTTGTAAAACGAGATCTGTGGTGTCTGTATCCAATCGATCTTACGGTCAGAAATGGAATTTAGAATATCTATCCATGTCTGCCAGTACTTGCTGTCTTTGTACCACACTATCCTGTTGTTTCTTACTTGTGGATTTGTTGTTTTGCCTTTGCGGTGTCCGTGTGTGGTTCCTTGCTTCACATCGCCGTTGGCGACACTCCATTGGATAATTTCGTTACATTGTTCTTCCGTGAGGAGGTCAAATGGTTCGTACAATTTCATGTACTAGTAATTATTTGCTAGATTTTGCCCTTGATCCGGTGTAGAGTCCAAACCAGGCCGCACCCGCACCAACTACGATCGAAACAAGTCCTGACTGTTCCATGGTTGGCGCCGCTATGTCCATGTACCATATCACTACCTTGTACAGTAGGAATATGTAAGTTGAGATGAAAACCCTAGGGAATATTCTCCAACTGTCGACCGCTCTCGCTAGATGTATCAGTTTGGCATAAGGATTAGGTCCTAGGTCTTTTACACTAGTGTCTACTTCTAATTCAACTGATACTTTTTTCTTGGCTGTTTCTTTGTCTGCTGGTACAACCAACTTGTCTTCTTTCAGTTGTTCAGCCATTATTTCACACCCTTAATTTTGGCGTCTCTCTTCCTGTGACCGTTCCAAGCAACGAAGCCACCGATCCTCAATGACCAGTATGCCAGGTAGTTCATAGAATAGAACCCGTTCACAATGATGTTGATGTCTCTGAATATCTCGTCAGCTCTCTTCTGTGTCAACTCACCCATTGTTTTTTTCTTGTTTACTTCCAACAATGTTTTGTACTTGTATGCGTAGTCGTGTACCAGACCACCCATCAATAACACACCAACTGGAGAGAAGAACGTCCTTAGGAACTTGGGAATGCTCGCACCATCAAATTGGAATCCTGCTGGTATAACATATTCTTTTCCGTCTATGTTGTACTTCCAGTCGTCTGTGAGCACCCAGTTCCTTGTTGATAACAACCACATTGCGATTCCTTTCCAGAATCCCTTGCCCTTTGTCTTGATCGGCACGGGTTGTAACTTTGGCATTCCCTTGAAGTTAAATTTTAATTTTGGTTTTTGTTTTTTGTCAAACACATTGATAATTGCGGCGATGATAACCACTGCGATAAGCACAGTCCACTGCCAAAATTTCATTGCTAATGTTATTAATAGTTCCATAATTCTCCTCGTTAATGTGCGTATTTATTCGATCGCACCTTTGACAACACCCTCTGCGACCAGTTTCTTCCTGTTCTTCATGTGTTGTTTTTGTGTGTCTGCTTTTGCACCACCAAAGTATGGTACTGCGTGTCCGGTTTTGCACATGATCTCAGTCACTTGCTTGCCGTCCACAAGGAAGTCGCCCAGTACCCTTCCGAACTTGCCCTTCATGTCCTCACCTTTCTTGCTGATGGTTGTCTGCAATATTGGTTTTGGACCAAGCAATGATTTCAACTTTGCTTTTGCGGCCAATCCAAATTTCTTTTCGATCTTGTCTCTTGTCCTTGATTCTGGCGTGTCTATGCCCATGATCCTCACACGTTCATTCATCTGCCATATGCCGAAGCCTAGGTCGATGTCAACATCCACTGTGTCTCCGTCCACCACTTTCCTTAATTTACATCTGTACGTCCACATTATTTTTTCTCCACTAGGTTGATTAGATCTTGTACTGTCTGGACCTTGTCGCCATCGTCCTCTGATATGGTTACACCTGTTGCCTTTTCAACCTGTATACATAATTCTATTGTGTCAAACGGATCTGCTCCCAGATCATCCACCAAGTGTGCTTCTGGTGTGACCTTGCTCTCCGCCACATCCAGGTGTTCTGCTATTACTTTAATCACTGTCTGCATCTTCTTCCTCATAATATTTCTTGTACTCTTCCAGGAGACTATTTGTTTCCTGCAGTTTCTGTCTGATCTGTGCAAAGTTCTTGGCCAACATCTCGTAGTCCTTGTCGGTCAACCCAAACAACACAGGGTCAATGCCCGCATCTTCTAGTTTTTTGAAAACCTCTTGTGCGTTCTCACTCGTGATTATAATCCATCTGATGTCTTCCAGTGTCAATGGCATTGGATCTGGCAAGTTCAACTTCTGTCTTGGCTCTTCAACAGTGAACAGTTTGATCCTCTTCTCTCCACCTATGCCACAGCCAGTCAATAATAATATCAATGCTACTGCTAAAATTTTATTCATAATCTATAAAGTTTGGGTTGGCCAGGCTCGGGCACATCGTGTTTATCTCCGATTTCTTGGTTGCTTTCAATTCCGCTTCTGTTCTCTCTGCCCCGCTGGCAAGTTCCACACATCTTGTGGCTTCAGCGGAACCTTTGTTGATCACACGCTCAACAGACTTGGATCTCTCTATGGCCAGTTTGCCCACATCTCTTTTCTTCTTGTTGAAACGCTTGTCTAACTCGTCTAGGTCCTTCTTGAACGTCAGGACCAAAGTGTTGAGTTTCTTGTTGCTCTCCATTATGGCCTCGAAGTCCACCTTCTGTTGTTCTATCAACTTTGTCTGTGCTTCTATGCCCTTCTCCAGTTCTATCTGGTTGGCTTTGAGAGTGGCGTTGTCCGCCCGCAGTTTCATCACGTACACACCCGCACCCGCTATTCCAGTGATCAGCATTATTGCTATGGTCATTTTTATAGTCGAAAACATTATAGTAGTATTTATTAATGAAAATAGTCTTGCCTGATACCTTTACGTTTTGTGTCCAATGTCACACAATGGAATCCACCTGCCATGGCCCTAGCATGTCTCATCTCTAGCCCTATGGTTTCTATACCATGCTTGTCAAGTTCTTTGCGTAGGTGTACTTGATTTTGGTCACATATAACTAGGTTTTCGTTGACACTAAAAAAGTTCAGTCCTATGTAAGGCGAAGTGGTAGTGACTCCATTTGGTAAATCACAACCTACATCTACAATTTTTTCTCCTGGGAAAAATATCTTATCCCATTTATCAAATATTTTTGGATACCTGTCAGGATTCAACCTGTCACCGTTGAATAGTACCAAGCCAGGACGCAACGGAAGGACTGTGCTGTCAAAGTGTGCGAATGCATAGAACTTGTCTGCCATGTGTATCCTATATCCTCTAGGTTCTAAGATTGTTTTCAACCATTGTGCACCAAGTTCCGTACCAGAATTACTTACTTGGAATAACAAGTCATTTCCCAACCTCACCACGTTTGGAGCGTCAAACACTATCTCATGGTTTTTAGTAGACGGATTTGCAAGGTTTTCTGTTTGATATATTTCATCAAGCAGTATAGGTTTTGGTGCCGACAGCCATTCTGTTCCACCTTGCATGACCTCATATAAAAAATCTCGATATGCTCGGGTCTCAAAATATCTACTTCTCAACGGTGATGCACAGTCTATAATCAAATTGTCCAACGGTAATAACAGATCTCTGCAAGAATAAGTTTGATATCCTGTTGTTGTCCAGTCTGGCGTGCTGAAAGTTTTGGAATGATCTTGAGCTACAGGACGTCTTACTTTGACACCGAGTCCTTTGAGTGTGTCCGCTAACTTATCTAAGTCCTCGTTGGATTCGTCCATTATCCTTTGATCTACAGGACCCTCGAGGTCTTTTATATCGTTGTATTTCTCTGTTGTGAAACAAAATGAATGTGTGCTACGATCCATAGTCGGGAACCTGGCATGAGTGGCCGTTCCAACGAAACATTCCTCTAACGGATCCCAATCATTATGGCTAGACACTATACTTTTCATTGTTTTCTTTCTTTACTAGGTGAAAAAGATAGATAGTCCTGTATGCGTTCTAGATCCTCTTGTGCTTTAAGTGTACAAAACTCGTTGGCAAAATGCAACTGCACCTTATTGGCTATAGCCATATTCAGTATCTCGGCGGCTCTTTGTTTGTCATTTGGAAGACTGTGTATGCTCAACATCACTATGCCGTCTACTTTCTGCTTGATGTAATGCTCCAATATAGGTAACCAGGTCAAAAACTCGTTCTCGAATTGTACGCCGCTGTTGTTGATGCCTTTAGTTGTGCAGTATTCATCTATCACCTTTCGTTGGAAATGTAATGGGATATTTTTATCGTATCTCGAATTGTTCCCAACGTATGATATAAATGTCATGTCCTTGTAATCAGCATTATCCGATTGTTCGTAATCACCCGGAAGTCGGAAAAAACCACCAGGCTCTCGGCCATTGTATTCCTCACCTTCCGGAAGCACGTGCCAGTCTATGGCACATCTTGTTACTCCGGTTTCGTTGTCCACATTGCCATGTATGTGTTCTTGCGTAAAAAGGTGCACTTCTCCTGGACACTTCTCAACAGGACTACACACCTCTAAGCATCTTCTTTCAAACTCGTCTAGATTCATTTTTTGCCCTATAACCTCTTTTGTCAACTTCCTGCTGTCTTCTAGGTTGGCAATGTACATACTGTTTGTGCCTGATGCTTTGGTCAGTGGCATCCACATGGTCGCCATTCCTATACCGTTGTTATAGAATATTCCTTGGTGGAATGGAAGCCTTCTTGCGTGTTCACTCTGGTTAGGGATTACGCAATTAAGTGTTGGTTGTCTTTTAATTAGGTAGCGTCTTCCTTGCAATTTTGGTGCTATGTATTCCTCGGCGAATTGATCAAACAACACCATGTACTCTTTTCTGCCAAACGCTCTTTGTACATGCAAACACAGTTCTGATATATTTGATGGTTCAACTACTTGGTGGATTGTTTCCAATGATAAAACATTAGGGAATTTTTCTTTAATTACATTTAATATCAAATGTGGAAAGTTGTATTTTTCTATATTGTAGGTCAACTTGTCGTTTTGCCATTGGGAGTAGAAATAGGGATCACTCATCTTTCATTCTCCCGTCCCACAATCTAGAAAAACACAGTCTATTTGTTTCTGTTCCACGATTGTATTCATGGAACTTTCCCTGTTTATCTATTCCGAAGTACACACATGGTGATGCTTCAAGATTTAATTTCTCACACATTTCTAATTGCTTAGGTCTATATTTCTTGTATATGTGATCAGCAGGATATTTCTCCATGAGTTTTGTTCCAACATATGCACTCATCACATTGATATAGTTGTAGTTTTTTTCGTTAATCACGTACAGTTGGTCTTCAAATTTTTTTCTCTGCATACGTATACCAATCCTGTGTAGTTCAACAGGAAAGACTTTTGATAGTGATGATACAACATATTCTATACACTTGTGCCTCAGATCCATTTCCTGATCAACAGATAGGCTGATGTAAGCAAGATCAAGCATGACCGATACATCATTATTGTCGCACTCAGTCAATAACTTTTCTAGATAGTCTGGCACTGCACCTGTGTCAGAGAATGGTACGCTTATCAACACAACATCATTGGATCTTATTTCGTCCTCGTCTAACCACGCGAATTTTTCTTTGTACCAAAGACCTTTCATCATTTGGTTGTAGAAGTATTCACCCTTAGCCAATCTTAACCTTTTAGACTCCCTGAAACGCAAGTAGAATTGTGCGAAAGATTCCGTTGTGCCCTGTGTGAAACACAGTTCATTGTAGTCCTCCCACCCTTTGATTTTTGGGTGTGAGGCGAACATCCATCGCTTATAGGTTTGAACATACTTGCTCTTGATCGCTTCGTTGTCTAATTGTGACTGATTGTCTATGTATTCTTTTACTGCTTCGTCCCTTGTCCGGCATGTCTCTGAATCGTGGACGCTATAGGCACCTCCGAATGATTTTTCTTTATTGTCTGGAAGGTCTGTATACCTTGTGATCATCCTACTTTAGGAATCCACTAATCTGTAAGGTGTATTTGTTTTCCATGCCAGCATTAGCACCAATGTGTAATACCTCACTGTCCCACAAATGTCCATTTCCTTGTATCCAGTGTGTATCTACTTCGTCGTCGAATTGCAAGAAGTGTCCTGCCTTCCAGTCCTCAAGGTAGATGTTGCATCGCACTAGCGTTCTGGTGTTTTCCGGATATTGAGATTTAATTTTAAAGAATGTGTCTCTGTGTAAAGGTATCACATTTCCGGGAGGTTGCATGATGGTGCTGACCGTGATTGCTTCTATTCCTAACTTCTCCCCTAGCTCGTCGTAATCGCATTCATCCTTGTCCCAGAACTTTTGATGTATGGTGGTGTTGGCTAACCCATAAGTCCTAGGGAAGCCACCTGGAAATTTTTCGTGTATGTCTTTCAGTTCTACAACCTGATGTGCAATGCAGGTGTTACCTTCTGGTAACTCTATTGATAAAAATTTTTTAAAATCTGTGTCTAAATGAATTTTTTTGTGCATACTGTAATTAGCATACAAAATATTAGTCTGTGTAATTATTGAATTAGCCCGGCTTTGTAAACAGTCTTACCGTTTTCCTTCATCGCAGTCAGTATGCTCTTACGATTGCCTTCTGACTTGTATGAAACGTGTACCCACCCTGAATCAGGTATGCCTGGTGTGTAGAATTCCAATATCAGTTGGTCGAAGTCACAGTTCTCAGATATCCATTTGGCAACATCATAGTTTCCTGTGCCTGGACATTCTATGTCAACGGCCTCACCTTTGCAGTGTTGTGACTTGCTGGATCCTCCAACCGCTTCGTTCAGTGCTGGTCCCCTGTATCCAGAGTTGATCACCGTGACGCCAAAGTTGTCTCTGACCTTCTGCACAACATTTTCAAAAAGTGCCTTGGCATTTGTTAGATGTTCTTCACCTGGTGTGTTGTCTAGGCCTTTCCTCGTGGCTGTCTGGCTTTTTGTGAATTCTGCTAGTGTGAAGTTTGTGCTTAATCTCATACACTTATTTATCAATAAGTGCGTATATTAAATATTACCAACCTGTTTTGCTCATTAGGGCGGACTGGCCATCCTTGCTGAATATGAATCTGTCTTCCGTGGTTTTGGTGATCTGGTATGGGCCAAAGTATTTGGTCAGGTACATGCATTCGCTCATCGCTGACTCATCCAATCTGAATGCCTTGATCTCGTTCATGATCATGTTGGTTGAGCCAAATGCGTGTAGTTCAAATTTCAATGTGTCCGCGTTCTGTTTCTTTATCTGAACCATGTTGTTGTCCAGTTTGAACTCCATCATCTGGAACCTGTCAAAGAAATCCTTTATCTCCCCCAGTTTCAGAGAATTTATCTTTTGATTGTATGCCTCTGGTGTCCTTGGTAGCACATCTGCTAGATTTTTAGCACTTGCCTCGAATGGCACCGTCCTCTTGTGGTACGTGAATTCAAACGTTTCTATGTTTGTGAGTTTCTTGAGATCATCTAGGAACTTCCTGATGTGTTGGTCCACCGCTTCCACCCTTGCGAATTCAACGAAAACCCTGTGCTTGCCGTCTTCCAGTGTGCCTGGTGTGGCGTCAGCATCTAGCACTTCCTTGTATCCTGTCTCAGCGAAACGTTCTAGGTCCTTGGCAGGTGCCATTCCGTCAACCGTGAACGCCAAGACCATGATGTTCTTGTCGTCACCCATCTTGGATTTGAATTGGTCCACAGAGAAACGCTTGGAAATGACTCCGTCCAGGTCTCCGGCCTTTAATCCTTCATTAACTAATGTCATCTAAACTACTTAAATCTCCAGACGCTTGTGCCTGCTCGTCCTGGCTCTCGATCTCGTCCTTGCCGTGTTTGAAATTGCCGATCAATGCCTTTGGCATCTTGATCTCCACAACCCATATGTCATGGGCATCTATCTTGCCTTTTGTTGTGCCTGGTCTGTAGTCCTCGGGTGATTTGATCTGTCTGGGTTTCAATAATTCATCTCTTTTGTAGGTCACCTTGCAACCTCTGTCTAGTAATCTTTTTCCTCCTGCAGGATCAGGCATCTTGTCCGCTGGCCACATGAATGAACATGTGACGAAATGTCTTGAATCCACAGGACCAGAAAGCAGTTCACCTTCCTCCCAGTTTTTGAACACGTACACATCCAGCTCGTCGATCACCCTTTCAAAATCTTTCAATATTGATAGGGTAGGACCCACCGCATATAGTGATTGTACGTTTCGGATTATGTCTAGGACGTCATGCATAGTGCTTATTTATCCTTAATATCTCGGTTGTAAAATATGCATACTTAATTTGGAAATTTGATAGTAAGTATTTGTACATGAGTCCAACACAGAGACACATAAAACCACTATCCAACACAACCTACGAGGAGCCTTATGCTACCATATCAGAGCCTACAAATGCGACCATTATTCCAGAGGAAACTGTGGAAACTAATGAGGAAGAAGCGTGTATTCGACAAGCGAGTCAAGATGTACATGCTGAACCAGGATTGGCTCAAGATACGGAAACAGAAGGATCGTAGGAGGCGCAGGGTACTGAGGAAGGTTTTCAAGGCACAACAACTGGCCTTTCTTCGTCGTGTTTGTGCGTGATTTTTTGATGAACTACAAAGTACTATAGTAATTGTATAGGTAGTCTGCCCAAATCTGATGTGCCTCGGCTGTGGGATGCCTGGTTCCATGTACTGAGTTAAATTTGCTCTCATCAAAAAATCTAACCAATTCTATCATATGCTTGGTTTGTTGTTTGAAACCCCTAAGGATGTCTTTCAAATTATTTTCTTTACAGTACTCACGAAATGGCGTTATCGCTATTCCAGAAACCATCGGTGTGATAATTTTGTAATTTATTTTTTGCTTTTTGAACAATAAATCTTGCCAAGTGCTATTAACAAAATTATACTGATCACAATTTAAATCTATATCCCAGAAATTTTTTGAAAAAGAATGAAATTTTGGAATAGGCAATAATTTATTCAAACGTTTTAGAACCGTGATATCAAAATAACTTTTACTTAAATCTTCAAAAGTTTTGATGTCGTTTATTTTTTTGGCTATTATTTGCTTTGCGATGACTATCTCTCTAAACAATTCGGTTAAACACACATGTACATATACATTTTCATAGTTTTTATAGTATCCGTCTTCGATTGCTTTTTTGATAATTACATATTGTTGCATAATCCAGGTGTTACTAGTACCACACCAAGCAATCATTAACCAATCACTTTCTAATTTTTCTGCCAACCTATTTGTGTAAAATTCAGTATATCTTACTTCCTTGTTATTAAAATCTGAATTTGTTCCTCCCAGGCTATCTCCCCAGGTCCAACTGTCTCCTATGCAAATAAGTAAGTTCTTTTTTGCTTGTATTTTCTCTGCTATCCACTCTCTGGGATTGTCTTCGAGGTGTATGGTACTGTTCCAAGAGTGCTCACTCTCAATAGGTATAGGATATAATTTCATCAGGCTATTTGACGAACTGATCCATCGCTTCGGCGTACCACTGTCGGTAGTGCTGTTCTATACGTTCAAATGGAATCTCGTCTCTCTGTGCGACAGGTATTCCGGGCAATTCGTTCTTCAAGATCTCTTTATTGACTAGATCAAGCACCACTGTGTATTCCAGCATCTTGCCTGGACCTATCCTCTTCTTGGACAGTTCAACGAACTCATCAAACTTCTTGTCTGGTTTAATTATGTACTTGACGCAGAAGTATCTTTTCTTGTTGTGTTTGCTACCCATTTGATAACCTCGCTAGTTTGATCATTACACTTGCTAGATTGATTTCAGGATCTGCTACGAACGAGTGATCCACTAACCCTTGTTTGATTATCAGCACCGCTTTGTCCTGTGCGTCCTCATCTTTGGATATAATTTCCAAATTATCATACAACCATCTGTATATCTCCTCACACTCCTCGGGTCTGGCCTGGGCACACACAAGTTTCCTTGCTTCCTGTATCTTGCCCTGCTTGAACAGATCCACCATCTGCAGTCTGTAATCCTGTTGTCCTGAATCACCTGATGCTGGTGGCATGAGTTTTCCGTCCCTAGCGTTCTGTTGTAACATGTTGATGCACTTCCTCATGTCAGGATAACTGGCTTTCACATATGTGTCCAGTATCTCGATGTCTGGTGTGATGCCTTCCTGTATCAGGATCTCACATGCCCTGGCCGTGAATTCAGTCTTGTCAATTGTCTCCATGTGGAAGCCTTGGCATCTCGAATGCAGTGCTGGTATGACCCTGTTGGGATAGTTGCAGGTCAATATGAATCTCGCTGATGTGTGATACATCTCCATCACGCCACGCAACGCCGCTTGGCCATTTGGTGACATGTAGTCTGCCTCGTCCAGCAACACATACTTGTATGCTCCAAATGGCATGATCTGTACGAAGTTGTTGATCTTCTCACGCACAGTATCAACGGAGTTTTCCCTCGAAGCATTTATCTCTAGTATGTCATAACTGCTGACATCCAGTTCTCCAAACAACACCTTCGCCAGTGTGGTCTTGCCCACGCCTGGTGCACCACTCAGTAATAAGTGTGGGATCGCTTTGTCGTCAATCCAAGATTGTATCTGTTGTCGTTGTGCTTCATCTCTGACCACGTACTCCTTAAGAGTCTTAGGTCTGTATTTTTCTACCCATAAATCTTTCATTTAATTTTGTCCCATATCCATTCGTGACCATAAAACATCACACTTCCTGCCGGAATGCTCGCCAGCGAAAGACCAAACGTATACCAGAGGTCTCCTCCTGTGACTAAAGCATAACTCATAAACCAGCCTAATCCTAAAAGTTGCCAAGTGCAAGTTTTCACAAGTCTTCTGTATTTCATTAATGCTATATTACAGCAGTTTCTTTCGCTTGTCTATATAATTGTTCCGTGGCCATGTTTTTACCTTTAGCCTCCACTTGTATGTCAAAGTTCTCGGAGAAACTTAGTGCCCAGTCATTAACTTTCCTGTTTGGTAATAGGTCCGAGTGTGCTCTCAGTTTCTGTTTCTTGCAACCACGTTCTAGTAACATCTTGATGTCGTGCATCTCTGTGTGGGTCTTGTCACCTAGTCCTGCCACTGCAAGGTGTTCGTCCCGTGAATACGAGTAGTGCATACTAGGTCTCTGTCCTCGCCATGAATCTATAACACGTTTAACTCTGTCATCAGTTGCCTCAATGTATTCTTCATCTCTGATCCAGTGGTGATGTATATCTAATACCAATGCAAGATCCTTTT